CATTTTATTTGTCTTGGATTGCTATTATTACCAAACGTAAAAATATGACGCTCGTTAGTCACTAATATGCCCTGGGCCCCCAGGGGAGCGTTTGTTAATTGTTGTGCTTGTGAGTCTGGTGTCGGAGGCGTTGTTCCGGATCCGTTGTCCGGACGCCATTTATAAATTTTTTGATCAGAGCCACAAACAAATATTAAGTTTTCTCCGAAGTTTGCAAAACTAAAAGGCTTTGTGTTAAAAGCCAGGCCACTTTGTGATCTTGCATCGCCGTAATCTTCTGCTCCCCAATTATAGGCCCCATAACCAAGAGGAGAGTTAGCGACGTCGCCCGTAAAACCTGTCGGCGTGATGTCGTACCATTGGTTGTCATAATTAACATAAACTTTCTCCCTGGTACCTATTGCCAAGACTTGTCTGTTTGTATTTGTGTAATAAGCGTAGGCCCCAATCGGTGTGCCAACAACCGGAGTGTCTTTTAGTTTTCGCCAACCGCCAACGTTTGCTAAAAATCCATTTTCAAAACGAACTAAATTTCCATCAATCCAAGAATTTTTATTTGCATAATCTGTTCCGTTTTTCTTTATGCCAGGTGGTGGAGTTATTGAAATATAGGGCACATTAACCTCCAAAAACAAATCTTAATATTGGGGCATATTCAAAAGCAGTGCCAAAAACATTATTTAATAAAAAAATAATTCCATTTAGGATCACAAGTTTTATTCCTAAAAATATAACTAGGATCCATAAAACAGTTTTAGCCAGGCCCTTTTCTTTATAAACCTTTTTAATTTTTGTTAATATGGGCCAATTCCATTTTAAATTATTTCTGAGTTCCATACTTTGTCTTGATAATTAGGGTGGATAGTGTCCATTCTAGAAAACTTTGGTAAAGACTTAACATATTCAGCATAGACTTTAGGAGTGAATATGTTAAATCTGTCTCTTACTTCTTGAATATCGTGTTCTAAAAATTCAATCGGACTATATAAGGCTAATTCTTTATTGACTCCTTTTGAAAGTTTTAGGCATTCTTTCCAAACTTTCCAAGGTAGTTTGCTCCCAGTTTTTTTAGCCATCTTCCAGGTACCAAAAAATCCTGTTAAGTGCGGCGGAAAAAAATTAAAGATCCTGGCCGTTATTGTTTGGATCATAGCCTCGCCCATTGGCGTTGTGTCATATCTAAATAAAACGTGCCAAATATCGTGGCTTAGTAATAAGTGCCTGGAGGCGTTCTCTCTTATGTCATCGCTGAAAGAATTATAAATATTATTGATACCGCCCTCTCTTTTTTCCTCTTTTTTAAATCTTTGGTTGTAAAGTTTTTCAATTCCAAAATCTTTTATTAAGTTGTGATAATGGGCACCTACTGTGTTAGGTGGCAATGATGACAAATAATCATAATCCATCAATTTTGGTATTACTGTTTCTTCAACATACTTTCGGTCATTCCATTTTCTTCCCCAAATTATGTGTCTGCCGTTTTCTGAAACTCTATTTTTTAACATCATCATTATTCCAAACGGAACGTTCATTTCTCTATATAAAGACACAACATGATCCACACGGCTTTCGCCTGTTAGGTCTTTTTCCATTGGCTCAAGATCATTCCCCTCGCCATATGTAGTCATCAAGTGGTGTATGCTTTTACCCATTTTTAATAAATTCCACGCCATAATTTACCTCTCTATTAAAATAATTCTTGCGGTTAGGTCGCCCAGGTTTCTTATATCAACAGTGTCGCTTTGTAATTTTTTGACAGAATATTGATCACAAACTCCGGCCCCGTTTCTAATTGAGCATTTTTGAGAAAAGAAAACATAACTGAAAGTTTTGCTTTCATCTTTATTTATTGTTTTTAAATCTCCTGGAAAAATATCAATTATTTTTATTTCATAATCTGACCTTTCGGTTAGCATACAAAAAAGCCTGGTGTCGGTTGATGTCGCTTTTAATGTTCCAGGTGTTGCCAGGGCCCACTCTCTAGACATTGGGGCCAATACATCATAATCGGAATTAAATTGGTAAGTGCTGTTGAATGCTTTGTTAGAAATTGCATCCTCGGTTGTGCTTTCGCTATACACACCGGCTTTTATTTTGTCATTAGCAGTCAATTCTTTAAGCCTATCAATGTCCGTAGCCTCTATGCCCTCGTTTGACCAAAAGTTATTCATTTCAATACTGCCCTGGATGCAAATCATTTTATTAGGCCTTTTAAAAATTTTGTCGCTTTGACTGTCATAAACCAAGTTATCGCCGTCAACATTGTCCTCAAGTTTTTCTCTTGTAATTTTGTCGCCAATTTGTCCCTCGACGACTGTGACTTGAATTTCATCGTCAAAATTATGTACCCACGAAGGATAGGAACATTTAAATTCGTAAGTCATTTCCATTATATTGACTCCGTTTCTGTGACCGGAAGATCCTTTGACGGCTTTGTGATATCGCCAACCACCGGATCCGTTGTATCTTGTGATTTTTCTTTTTCCATAATATTAATTAGCAAAAGTAAATGTTGTGGTTTGAGTTGATTGTGCCGGAGATGCCGAATGAGCAATAATAGGGAACTTAGTCACATTTAGACCAGAAAGGTACATAGTGACCGCTCCTTGCGAGGATAAGTCCAAAATTGTTGTACTACCTATCTTCATGTATCTATATCCAACCAACGCTTGAAGGGTACTATACGATGATACGTTTCCAACAATTCTTATTTCTCCTGAATTTATTAACGAGCTAGTTGCAATGAGAATTCTTTCAACAGTGTAAGAGCCTAATGTACTGTCTGTGAAGCTTGTCATCGTCCAATTTTTTTCATTATATTTGCTGTTAGGGGGAACGTAGTAAACCAAATTTCCTGTGACTTGGTTGGGTACACTTGCCGACGCCCCATACCATTCATTGAAAGACATTGTGACTCCAGAGGCTTTTCCTATTAGACCTCTGATGTCTGAATCATTAATAGAGCAAGTGGTGCCGCTTGTGCCCCCGGCTTCTACATGAAACTGATTTAAGGATATCGCTCCACTACTAGGTACTGGCATTATTTACCCTCTAAATCTGAAACTTTTTTCTCTAACTCTTTAATAGCTTCAATAAGCAAACCGACTGTGTTTTGATATTTCATAATATGCAAATCTTTTAAGCCCTCAGACTCTTCAGTTGATTCGTCTACTATATCTACAAGTTCTGGAACAACCTCTTTCACTTCTTGTGCAATAACACCTATTTCTTTTTTGCCAGTAGCGTTCCTGGTGTACTCAACACCTCTTAAAGAGCAAACTTTGTTTAATGCAGAGTCAATATCTTTGATATTAGATTTTAATCTTTCATCTGAATAAGCCGTGACATTTCCTGTCGCTGTGAAATTTCCAGAATTGTCTGTTCTTATCGCCCAACCACCACTTGTAGTTAAAAATCCTTGTGCAGAGTTAGCATCTACATAAATCCAACCAATTTGAGTACCACCAGAATTTTCTAGTCTAAAACCACTTACTGTGGTGTCTGATGACCTTGAGTGCCAATAAACACTTCCTGATTTAGCATAAAAGTGTCTAGCACTAGTTTCATTAATAAAAATACCAGTATCATTTGCAAGTCTCATCCAATTATCTAAATGCATATATCCAAACGATTCAGTAGCTACTAATTTAGAATTTCCGCCTCCAGTCGAGGCGTCAAACCCGTCTACTTGGGCCGCATTTCCGCCATCGGCACTGGTAAGAAAACCCGCTCCGTTTGTTAATTGGTTTGTGTTCGTGACATTTGTGGCCCCGGCCGCAATCCCATCCAGTTTAGTTCCATCTGTTGCAATATCTCTACCATCAACAGTTCCTGTGACTGCAATATCTCCTGTGACATTGAAACCATTTGTGCTAGTTCTGGCTTTTTCTGTTCCAGCTTTATAAAGAATTAAATCGCCACCATCATTAGCAGTTAAATAGTTTTCACTATCACCAGCATTTTTAATACTTAAATTTGTAGCTAATAAAGTTAAATTACCTGTTCCAGAATCTTTAATTATTGAATTTGAGCCATCATGGTAAATTTCTAAATCATCCCCTGTACCAAATAATGCTTTTTTATTATCGTCAAAGTTTGCTGAATTAAATCTTATATTAACCTCAGTTCCCGTAGCTGAGAAAATTGCATCAACGGAGTCCAGGTCATTATTTATTTTTGTGCCCCAGGTGTCCGTGGATCCGCCAACGGCCGGTTTTGTTAAATTTAGATTATTAGTAAATGTATCGCTCATAATATTTCCTATTTTTTATGGAGTTCGTGCAATTTTTTGTTGTGTCCAGGTGGTTGCGGTTGCACTTTGCAATGTCCATTTTAAACCGCCATCACTTAAAATACTAGAGGACGGCGACAATGACGCCTCCAGAAAATACCTTCTTATACCGCTTGAGGAAAGTCCAGATTCCGGTACCACATTACATGACCCTACTAACAAGAATGTAGCCTCAACGCCTGGTTGCACGGATCCTATATCGGCCTGGCCTCCCATACCAGGGTGGTTAGCACAAAAATAATATAATTGTTGTGTCGTGCCTGTAATATTATTGACTGATAAATAGGCTCCCGGTGTTCCTGGTGTGCCAACATAAGTTGCTCCAACCCAATATAAAGAGTCGTAAACAAAAGCAGATGCCGGGGATGTAGTGTGTGGAGTACCATTAGCCGAAATTGCTTTAAAAGTTGACCCGGTTGCACTTGCCGTTCCTGGGCTTGTGTCTGCTACTGCTTGATAGGCGGGGAGTCCATTTATTGACAAAACATTTAGGCCATTTACGAGGATAGTTCCAATAGTGGCCGTGACTTGTGGATCTTTTGTGACTGTCGTGGTTGGATAAACATAAGGATAAGCATTGCCGGTATAAGTTGGGGCCTGGCCAGATGTATCGCCATTATTGATATAAATAGTTCTTCTTTGTTTTGATCCTGTTCCGCCAGGGTTTTGATCACTATCGGAAGCGGCCGCAATTTGTAAATATTCATTTCCACTACTATCTTTTCTTAGTGAAATATGTGCCATAACATTGTTGTGAACACCATCTGGGGCGGCTGATAAAAATATAGGATGACCGGCGTTTGAAGTGTCTTCCTGGATTAACCTTATTGCATAGTCTGGTTTTAAAGTAATATCTGCTCTTGCGGATCCACTATTATAAGGGGAGAAAGCATTTCCACCGCCATAAGAAACAACATAAAAATCTATATATTGACTTTGATATTGAGGATTTAGCGTTAAAACATTAGCAACCTCGTTTATTGAGGTTGTGGCCCCTAAATCAATTTGTGTCCCTACTGATATTGTCGATGATGTTCCTTGCGGATTTACCTGGCCTAAATCAATTTGTGTGCCGACGGCCGTCTGTGACGAGGTTTCGCTTAAACTTGTTGCTCCTAGATCAATTTGTGTGCCGGTTTGGTTAGAAGCCGATGCAAGTGAAATAGAAACCTGGCCCTGGTCAATTTGATTACCGGTTGCCGTATGGCCCGAAGTAACCAAAATAAATGTTTCTGCCTGGTCGACCTGTGTTCCGTGTACCAGGCTCCCAGATCCTTCAGATAAAGTTAAGGGGATCCCTAATTTTATTCGCCTGTAATCTGCATTTAAATCAGAAACACCATTAACAGTCGAGCTTTGTTGAAATATATGATTACCCTGGATAGACGCACTTGTCCCTTGAGCAACAGTTTCCGGGCCTAAGAGAGTAAAAGTCAAACTTGGAGATTGACTAACACCCGCCGTGCCGCTTATATCTGACTCAGCAAAATGGTATCCAGGCGTTCCGTACCTGGAACGCCCATAGAAATAACTGCCGTAAGGAACAGAGGACATTTAAGACCTCTACTATGTAAGTGTAATATCTATCGCAGAAGCGTTAAATCTAAACACATCTCCGGTACTAACACTTTTTGAAGTAGTTAGCGTTCCGTATGCAAGTAAGTTTCCGCTTGTGGCGGCGTCAAAGATACCCATTGCAACAACAGTTCCGTAGTTTGCGGTTGCAGTAGCATATTCAACGTTTGCGGCGTTAGTCGCCGTGTTTCCACTGACATTAAAAGTCGCAGTTTGTCGAGCATAAGCTCCACCATTGACCTCTGTGCCTCCCCCTGAATCCGTGGGGGCCGCCGTGTAAAGGGCGATATGTAAAGTAGTCGGGGCGGTATAAGCCGAGCCACCGAATACGTGTTCTAAGACTTTCGTCTCTAAAAAATCACTAAAACCGGCCATAGTAAGTTCCTCCTTATAATTTAGCTTTTATAGTAGTAATTTTGCGATTTTGGTTTGCCATAAGTTCGCCTTTTTAAAATTAAGGATCCCTTATGATAATCCGCTTTCGCCTGTTGCATCCTTAGTTCTTCCATTGCTTTTTCAAAGTATTGGACAAATAAAGGAATTCTTTGATCTTCCATTAAATAAATAGAAGCGTGTTTCAAGGCCCCATATAAATAAACATCGGGGGCAGTTCTTGATAAAAAATTTTCTGTATTGACAGTTCCCAGGGGCGGTAGTTCCGCATAATAAACCATTTGTAGCGTGTAGCTCTGGTCTGGTGTTGGGGCCAATTCTAAAGTGTCGCCGTCTACTGCAAAATATTTAGGTTGTCCGGTAGGATCATCATTTGCAGTTCTATAATCATCCATTGACTCCAGGCTAAGTTGTTTCAAATTGACTGTCGGGTTTGTGTTTTGAATATCTATATTGACGGCACCTAGCCAATCGCCAGGTAATTGAACATATTGTGTATCAGCGACGGCCGTCACTCTTTTCATCATATCTTTGTGCCTTAGTTTTCTATTAACTTCGGCCTCAGTATGTTTAATAAAATCGTCCAGGACATTAGTTAGGTCTGATCTATTAAGATAATTTGAAATTTGCGTTTTTAATTCTGTGTAATTCATATCAAACCTTTCCTGGCCAAGTTCTAAAAATGGCGTTGTCTGGGTTGTTTAACCATTGACGCCATTTTGCTTTATCTTTGTGCCAACCTTCCTGGACTGCTTTTTCCCAGATGACCAGGGGCACCTCTGCTACGTGACGTAAATCTTTCCCAGGGGCGTTATCTCTTAGTTGCTTAACATAACCAATAGTATTGCTGACATCCTGGGTAGTCGTTGTGACTCCCTTTCCGTCTTCCGTGTGGAATTCAGTTTTTAAACCAGATTTATTGGCAATAAGCGTTGTTTTTTTCATAGCTGATCATAGTGGGGCCCCAGGAGAATAAACCAGGGCCCCAATATTTATTATGCAGTTAAATCAGCTACGATTCCGTGTGCTGCTTCGTTAGAAACCTCTAAACCATACTCAGCGAGTAATAGTTTAGTTTCAGCATCACCAATAGCGGCGATGTCTACTGTTTTAAAGTTTCTTAAGAAACACACTTTAGCGTACTCTGGATCTACTAAAAGTAGAGACCTGTCTCTGCTTCTGTTTGACGGAATTATTTCTAAATTTCCGAAATCAGACGCATAGATTGAAACGCTTGAGCTTACTGTGTTTACATCTACAGTCGCTCTAGTGTTAGCTCGTCCAGTAAAACCAGAAATAACTTGTTTATTTACTGGCCCGGCGATTGCTAATTTAGGCTCTGCTCCATTTGTGAACATAGACTGTAAAACACCTTTCAAAAGTGTTTCAGTTAGTGCACGTCTGTTTGCAGTAGAGGCATCAGTAGCGGCCGCAGAAGCGGATCCGTTAGAGCCTCCAGTACCTCTGCTTACATTAGTAGCAACCCAAGCCTCGAAAGACCTTGTAGCTCTTGCAGTTGAAGCATTACCGGCATTTTTAGCCTGGTTTTGGCACAATGCAGTTTCCATATTTCTCTTAAGAGCTTTTGACATAATAGCGAGTTGGTGTGCCATTTCTGACCTTTTACCCGCCGGGTCACTTCCTTCTTGAGATCCGGAAATTGTCGCATTGACTGAGTTAATTTGACAAACATTTGTTTCCCTTACAGTTGGAGTAGATGCCGCACGAGAAATTTCAAAACCTTCTATTTCTCCTGTTGCACTTACCGCCGGTAAGTTTTCTGTTTGCCAATCGAAGACAACATTAGAAACATTTTTAGTTCCTAGTGCTGACATAAATGGTGTACTTGATGGATCAATGTTAAAAATCGTGTTCGATAGTTCTTCACGATCCGCAGTAGCATCATAAGTTGTAAAAGCATTTGTGACTTTTGCCATTTTATAATCCTCCTTTAAAGATTATTTAGTTGTTATAAAAGTTGCTCGAAAACTTTGGCCGCATCGCTTACGCTTCCGCTTTTCCTTAGTTTCGATTTAGCGTTCTTTAACGGAGTATTACTTTTGATTTTGTTAGAGTTTCCTGGCTTAGAAATTCTTGCCGGAGCTTCTTTCGGTTTGGTCTTCACGGCCTTTTTTACTTTGCTGTGTGACCAAGCGTCTCTCAATAAGAGAATAAGTCGCCCGTCATAAATTTGTGACAGTTCTTCTTGAGTGAAACCTAAACCTTTTGCGTAAGTCATCATTGACTCGGCTTCTTTTTTTGCTAATTCGTTGTCTTTCCATTCTGGAATTTTTTCGTCTATTAGCTTTTGGCCTTCTACCGCTTGTGATCTTAAAGCCGCCTGGCTTTCAAATTCTTGCTCTTGTTTCAAACGATTCATTTCGTTTTCTACAAATTTCAGCGTTTCGCCTGTTTTATTCCACTCTTCCTTTTGCCTCAAATATTCTTGAGGGTCCTGGTCGATTAACTGTTGCCAATTCGGCTCCTGTCGCAGATTATTTTTTATCATCATCTGCATCTTAGGTAATAAGTCGTTATATAACGCTCTTTCCTCAGACAGTTCGAGATTCTTTGCATTAAATTCTTGCTGTTGTTGTTCAGCTTGTTTTCTTTGCTCTGCTACCTCTTGTGTCTTTTTTGTGTAATCTTTCTGACGACTGTATCCGGCCTTAAGCTCGTCAAGGTCTACCTCCACATTTTCTCCGCCTACATTGACAGTGAAAATTTGAGGCTCCTCTTCGCCCTGGTCTTCTACTTCGTCCTCTTCGGATCGCTCGTCGGTTTCTTCTTCTATTTCTTCCTCGGTTTCAGCTTCCGCCTCTACCTCAGTCTCTATTTCCGTTTCTTCCGACTCTTCTTGCTCTGTCTCTTGTACTGGCTCTGCTTGTTTTTCCTCTTCGGGAGTAAGCATATCCAGGAAAATAGACTCAGCTTTTTCTGTTGGATCTTGAGAAGCGGTCTCGTTGTTATCGCTCATATTCGTGTCCTCTAGTTAAATTATCTCACGACTACTGTAAAAATTACAATAGCCACCTTAAGAAACTTTTCTTAAAACATTAAAGTCCTTAGAATTTAGTTTCCCTTTTTCGACGATGATTCTTAAATGTCGTTCTACCTCTGGTAAAACTTTTAATGCCCGGTAAAGATTCTCCCGTGTGTCCAGGTCTTTAGCCGAGGTTGATTCCCATTCTTTTATTAACTCATTTTTGTAATTATTAAAAGCACTTTTAAAGACATCACTTTCCAGGAGTCTTTCGGCCTCTTGGCCGTCATTTATCTCTTTTTGTTTATCCATTTAATATTTGGTCTATTTTTTCCTCAAGTTTGTCAAATCGACTCAAAAGCCTGTCCATATCACGCTCATTATCGATTTTTGAAACATAGTCTTTAGACATTTCCTCCCTAGTTTTATTTAATAAAATATCGACTCTTTTTAACTCCTGGCTATTTTGACGGATCCCATAAACAAGCGGGGCGTATACCAGAGTTAAAATAACATTCCAGACTAAATAAGGTGTCAATTCCATAATTAATAACTCCAGACAGTAGGTCGATTATTCGCCTTAGATATATCCAAGTGAATAAACCTCTGTTTGTGGTCTCCTTTCATATTAACACCTATTCCGGAAAAATTTAGTTCGGTTGCCGCACATAATATTTTATGAGCATCGGCTCCAGAACACAAGATGTCGGCCGCCAGGCCTTTATTGTGTGTTCCTTTTATTTTTTTCTTTTTCTCTATTGGATGGTCGTCGCAACGATACCCGGAGGATATTTTTAGAGGCATATCTACTTTAGTCCTTAATTGTTGCAATTTAGAAACCAGGTCAAGCGATATTCCTTGTTTGCCGCAATGCTGACAAGCAAACTCTTCCGGATTGAAATTAGGAAAGTTCCAAATCATTAAACACTCCTATATGGCCCAGGTATTCGCCTACGATTATTAGATCCGGATTCATTTTTATTGCTTTTTCCTGGGCGTCCTCAAAACTTAAAGCCTTAATTATGGGCCCACTAAATAAATGTTCCTGGCCCGTTGACGAAATGGCTTTTATTTCTGAAAGAAACATTAACATTAGCGAGGATCTATAATTTCTTTTGCTACTTTAGTTTTTTCTTTCAATAAATTTGACTTGTCGTATGATCTTAAGCCACTCATTCCAAGCATAGCCATCAATATTGTCGATAATTGTGTGAAATCAAACTCTGGCAAAACTACACTAACGCCAGATAATCGTGCGGCCCACTCTGCTATTGGTAAAATAATAAAATGAACGCCCAGGGCAATAGAACATATCCATCCCACACTAGGTCGCCAGGAGTTTTGAAACCAATTTTTTGATTTTGCATCCTCTTTTAATAATTCAATCTGGGCCATATTAGCCTGGTGAAATAGAGTTTGCAGTTCGTGGTCTAATTTAGCCTGGAGATCTTTGTCTTTGACAAATTTTCCAATAATATCAGACGCCGGTTTTAATAGACTTTCGATCATTTGTTTTCCTCTTAGTTTTAAAAATTTTGTCCCAGTTGGCGTCAAAAGTTTTTTTATTAACTTTCATCGGCCTTGGATCCGACCCCTTGGACATTATTTTTTTTTGCTTTTTTTCTTTTTATTTTTCATCGGCGGTCTTCCACGCTTAGATCCATAAGTACCTTTACCTTTTGGCATTATGCCCTCCTTTTTTTGGTTGGTTTTTTAACAGTTTTTTTGGCAAGTCGGAACGCCTTGGCCGTTGGGGCCCCTTTAGTTCCTGGCTTACGCATTTTCTCGCCGGATCCGGACTTGATCCTGGCCCGTTTGGCGTGAATATTTTTATATAACCCTGGTCTTTTCTTTTTTGGCATTATTACCTCCTACCATTTAGTTTTGTTGGCCCAATAAGCAGCACTCATCTTGCCTTTGGCGATATTTTTTGCGTGTCGGGCCTTAAATGACTTTCGTCTGGCCTTGTCTTTTGCACTTGACGGACTTTTTCCGGCCCCGGAGACTCCTTGTTGGCCAAACCTAATCGTTTTTATTTTGTCTCCGCTCTTAGCGACGACAACATGGCTCTTAGTTTTATGTCCAGGCGTTCTTTTAGGCTTGTTGAAACCCGATACCCCGGCTCTTTTTAGTCTTGGATCCCTTGCCATATTAATTTCCGTATATTGTCTCGTGTAATTTGCCGACTTCTTTCTCCAGGTACTTTATTTTTTCATTTTGCTCGACATCCAGGGGCAAGACACCTCCGCTTTCCCACTCACGTTGCCATTGTGAGAGTTCTTTTATATCGGCCTTTAATGAGATAACCTGGTTATCCAGGGTGTTTACCTGTTCAGTTAAAGTCACATAAGTATAAGTAAGAGCACCGATGGCCCCAATTATCTGAATTAGATAAGGCAAAGAAAAAGTTAATTTGCTTTTGTCGCTTATATCTTCCATTAATGTAGCCATTCCTCACTTACTTTTACTATTTCAATTTTATCGTTGTCTAATAATGCCTCTCTAAAAACTAATCTTAAATAAAGCTCGGCCTCTTCATAAGTGTCGGCTTTTATTTCTGTGCCAACAAATAATCTGTCCTCGGCAACGGCCTCTAAATGGAAAACCTTATTGCGGTTGGCCGCCAGGGTTTCCAGTAGATGATCCGTTAAGTCCGACAGACTTGTTTCGTTGTCTAATTTCTTCTTTATCTCTTTCCAGGTACGCATTTATTTCCGCCATAGTTAGTTCTGTGCCATATTTAGCATTAAGTTCCATCACTTTTAATATTGCGTCGGCCTGGGCCTGGTCTCTTCTGAAATCGTCATCCATAAGAATTTTAAGTCTGTCATTTTCAGCGTCGACGATGGCTTTATTTGCCGATGCTTTTGCTTTTTCACTCTCAGCCATTGCCAACATTTCCTGGGCGTCTGGTTTTTGTTGTTCCGGACTAGGTGGTGGCGTTGGGGCGACTTGAGTGTTTATAAATTGTTGTGCGTCTTTAAAACCGGCTAACTCAATAAATTTAGTCATAGCGTTAGCGTATTGTTGGCCTGTCACTAATGGGTTGTTAGGGCCTAACTTTTCTAAAATCATTTCTTGTTTGCTTAAAAGACTTGCCAGGACGGCCGCTTTTTCCTCGTCGCTTGATTTAGAAATAGCAACGTTGACTTGTATGTCTTTATTGATATCCCAAAATTTAGGATCTACCGGAATAAATTTATTATTTAATTTGAAAACATCTTGCTCGTTTTGGTTTCTTATCACGACATTATTTACAATTCTAAATAATGGCTTAAGGCCTGTTTCTGCAAAATGACGACAAATTAATTCTATACGGCCCTGGGCCGCACTCATTGTGCCAACGACGGCCGCTTTTGTTGATGATTGTAAGGCGTCTGCATTTAGGCCCATCGACGCTTTAGAAACACCTGTTCGCTCTTCTTTAACATTGTCCAGGTAATTCATAACCGGGAACGCTTCCTTGCCGACAAAAGGTGTCGTCAATGCTTGAATTTGTCCAGGAGCTCTTTGCCTAATTGGTTGACCAATATCGGTGTTCATTAAGTCTTCTAAATTTACCTGGCCCTCAACGACTGCATACCTGGGGAAAATAGCGTGGCCCAAACTGTCCAGGCTATCTCTCATTATTTGCGATTTAGCCGCCTGGATAGGTTTTAAATAATCTGCCGGACAAGATCCTATCGCCGTGTGTGGCTCTGGATCCGGACAGAACATTGCTATTGGTAGCTCGTCGCAAGGCTCTATAAATAAAATATTGCAACCTTCTCCGGCCGTACAAACTTTAATTCTTTCATCTATACCATCGCCGTCTAGGTCATAGTGCAAATAGTGTTCAACATAATAAACCTCTTTAGAGTCGGCTCTATCTGGGCCCGTGACATCATTGAAAGGGTTTCTGGCCTGTATTTCGTTTTGCGTTTCTGGATCTAAGTAGTTCCCGGCCCCGGCATATTGCTCGACCTCTTCTGGGTCATAACCCATCGATACTAATTCTGAAACTGTCATTAAGCGGCGGTGGGCCACATAACTTGCGGTCTCTATTGTCCTGGCGTCCCTGGATATTAAAATTTCCTCTGGCGGCACGGCATCAACGCAAACTTTGTTTTTCTTTTTTACACGCCTAATATCTATGTCGTATCTTAGCGGAATAGATTGTGTTATTTGTTGGCCCGTACTGTCGTCATAAACCTCCCTGGTCATTTCCTCGGTTTTTTCTTTTACAATTTCTACCTCAATGTCCTGGAGCAATGCCTGGCGTTGGTCTGATGTTAAATTTGTATAACTGTGGTTTGTGACTGTTAGGCCCTCGTCATAATAAACTTTAACAAACCCGGCTTTTCTAATTAGTGCATCTTTGAAAGCATTATATAAAACCTGGAAACCATTATTTTTTTGTGTGATCACATAATTTATATAGTCGGTTTGTTGTTCAGCTAATTCTATGTCTTCTGGCCCCTGGGGGACAAATTCAACAATTTTTTTGGATCCGAAAAAAGTACGCATTATAGACGGCATCATAAATAAAACGCTGTCTCTTACATCTGTGCTGACATATTCTGACTGGAGTTCGCTACCATTTACAGGCTCGGCTCCTAAATAATAGTCTGTGTTTTCTGCTCGTTCTTGACCAATTTGGTCGATGAAGTCACGAGCGTCGTCCATTTCTGTTTTAATAATTGATGATAATTCTTGTGAGTCATATTCTTGCTCATCCATTTCGTACTTATCTTCGTGTGCCATAACTTTTAACCTACTCTGTAAATTTTAGACTTTAGGGGTTTCTTAAAATTATATCCCATAAAAGAATCTTTTACACTAAAGGCGGCCGCACTTGATCCCATCGTTAGTGCCAGGGCGTCTGCTTTGTCCGGCGACTTGATTCCTCTTTTTCTCATTTCTTCTTTAGACTCAATTTTAATTTTTCCCGTTGATGTATATTTGTAAATTGGCGAGGCTAATTCTGTCACTAGACCATCGTCGTTGGGAATCCGGACATCACGCCCCGCCAACCAATCTCTAACCGCAAACCATAACTCGGCTCTAAGGTTTAAATAATTCTTTCTAGACGCCGGGCTCTCTGCAACATTAATACCTCTAACAGGTAAATTCTGTTCGGCTAATCTGTCAACAACCCCGGCCCCAATACCAATAACATCAATTAATATTTCTTGCGGCCTGTTGTTAGTTTGCTCGTCGTCGTATTTATTTTTTATTGCCCCACATAATTGCATCAAGTCCATCGAATTATAAGTTCGTATTTCGAGAATATGATTACCCTGGCGAATACATAAAGCACTCTGGTCGCTACCTTGCCTGGCTACATCAAGGCCCCAAACTATCGGCTCGGATCCGGTAAGTGCAACATCTCTATCAATGGCCGACCTTATTAGATCCATTCCAATAACTGTGTCATCATCAAACCTGGGAAACTCTCCCATAACCTCAACCCTGGCCACGCTAGACTCTTCGCCGTACTGCTCTAGCATTTTATTAAATAATTCTTTGTCTGTACCCTCAACTGTCCTGGAGTCTATTTGCTCGGTGTTCCAATAACTTTTGGCACTATGAAATGACTCATAAAATGGGCCGCTATTTCTCCTGGGGTTAGAAAAAGCAAACCAAAACCTATCTGGTGTTGGCTCTGTAAAGAAACCCTCACTAACTGAATAAATAGATCCTGGTATACCAGAGGCCTCATCCATAATTAATAAAATTCCATAATTACTGTGCACACCGGCAAAAGCGTCCGGGGACTCTTCCGACCATAATTGTGCCTGGGCGTAATAATATCCGGTGTCAATTTTTAAATCTTTTCTCAAGGCCTCATCAAACCAGGGGGCCGGTCTTATGGTCGTTGCTGTTTTTGCAAACCAATGACTATTAATAGCCAGGGTTAACCATTTTCCTAGTTCGGCCCAAGTCCTTGACCTTAATTGTTGTTCGGTGTTTGCCGTGACAATAGTCGTACTACCTAGCCTGGTAGATAACATCCACAAAATTAACCAGGCTACCAGGGCCGACTTTCCAATACCACGGCCCGATGCTACGGCCTGTCTAAACATTTCCGGAGTTATATCTCCCTGGTTTCTAGCAATGGCCCGTTCTAGATCCAGTAAAATTTTTTTTTGCCAGGCACGGGGCCCTTTAAAATTATGCAAGGGGGTGCCTGGCTTATCCCACTCAAAAATAAAATTTACAAATTTTAATGGACTGTCTTTTATTTCTGGCGACCATATAGAAGCCATTAGTTCCTTTTCATATTTACTGTTCATTTGCTCTCCTTACTAATTCGACAAAATGTTTGGCGTCTACCACAACAAGCGGTAACGATCTATTTCGCTTTATTACAAGTAGCGGCTCATATTTGCCGCTATTATCCTGGGCCTGGATATAACTTTTCCAAACATTAACGGCCTCCTGGTTTTTGCATTCGGTGGCATATGGGAAACGGGCCCGACTTTCGGATCCGATAATAATATCTTCGCCCTGGCTACCCATAGGCCTAGACTCCAGGTCTTCCGGGTTTAAATCCAATATTTCAATTAATAGGTTGCGAAACCATTTTTGTAATATACGGCCTTTTTGTTTAGCTGATTGCGGTTTCATAGTGCTACTACTCTCCAGGCTCTTTGAAAACAGAAAAAAAATTAGTGCATAGGTCGCACAAAACATGGGGTCCGGAAAAAAATAGGGGGGGGATCTGAGGAGTTAGATCCTCCCCCGTTCTGATTAAGCATTTTGAAGTGGATGGAGAGAATTCAAAATTGTGGGACTTAATCATAGGTAATTAACTACCAACATTCTTTTTAGGAAGATGGTTATCCTGGGGAATGTCTGTTATATCAAGGCTCTCGCCGTCTATGATCCTGGTGTTGTTATTTTGTTGATCATGTATCCTGGCCCTGGCGTCTTCCAGGACATCTTTTAAATTAATATTAATCTCAGTCTCCTGGCGGTCTTGCCATTCGCCCTCGCCACCCTTGTTTTTGAGCCAAAAGATTTGACTTGGGACGCTTCCTTTTAGGGCATTTTGGTAGAGGCTATTAACTATCTTGGCCCGGCCCAAACTTTCTCCCTTTTTTAATGCGTCACTTATTTCACTTTTTTTAGACTCTCTTTGCCAAACATTCCATGAAATCCCAAGCGTTTTACAGATATCCATAATGCCTAGGCCAGTTGCGGCTAATTGCGTAATTCTATCGCAATCATCAGTCGTGAGCACTTTCATCTTACGGCCCGGACTATTCTTCTGGTTTTTTATCTCTTTCATCTTCTAACTCTTTAAATGTAGTTTGACTATCGCCGACCTTTAAGACTGCATCTTTGCCGGTGTATTCTTGGTAGCGTCTAATAATAACGTCACAATATTGTGGATCCAGTTCCATTGAATAACATTTGCGGCCAGATTTCTCACAACCAATTAATGTTGAGCCAGAGCCTCCAAAATAATCTGCAACGATGTCGCTACCTTTACTATGATTTAAGATGGCCTCTTCTGTCAATGCTACCGGCTTTTGCGTAGCGTGTACATATTTCATGGTTGAGTCTTTTTGTATTCTCCAAATAGTCGTCTTATCTCTGGCCCCGATAAAATAATGTTGGCCGTCGCCTTGCTTCCAACCAAACAATATTGGCTCGTGTTGGGCCCGATAATCTTGGTAGCCAAGACCGGCATTACCTTTATCCCAAATAATATTGGCAGACTTTTTAAAATGTTTAGCAAACTCTACCTCGAATGTTATCTTGGCCTCACTTACTGAGTCTGGATGACAAACAAATATACAGGCTAGAGGCTTCATATAAGAGTAATAATTAGCAAATATATCTCCAATAAATTCATTAAATTGGTCTGGCGTCATAGCGTCGTTTTTTATTTTGCCGTATTCTTTTTTGTGCATATCTTGTTGGCGGCCGCCAGAGTAATCGACATTGTACGGCGGATCCGTAAAAACAAGATCAGCTAATTGGCCGTCCATTAATTTATTACAGTCTGTATCCAGGGTAGCGTCACCGCATAATAATCTATGCTCACCCAGGATCCATAAGTCTCCAGGCTTCGTTATAAATTCGTCCTGGACATCTGGTACCTGGTCTTCATCTACCAGGCCGTCGTTTTTATCGGCCAGGATGTTCTTTAACTCATCATCTGTAAAGCCAAGGATATCAACATCAAAGTCTAGTTCGCCCAGGTCATCTATTTCAAGTTTAAGCATATCTAAGTCCCAACCGGCATTAAGAGCTAGTCTATTGTCTGCTATTACATATGCTTTTTTTTGTGCGTCTGATAGATAGCCAAGATTAATTGTTGGCACTTCTTTTAGGCCTAACTTTTGTGCGGCCATTAGTCGGCCGTGCCCGGCTATTATTGAATTATCGTCATCTACCAGGATAGGGTTAGTAAAGCCAAACTCTTTTATTGAGCTTACTATTTGGTTTACCTGGTAGTCGTCGTGCGTTCTGCTGTTCCTGGCGTAAGGAATTAAATCCTTTACCTGGAGAGTCTTAATTTCTTGTGCTGCATTTGTCATAGTGTCCATCCATAAAAAAAATTATCCGATATATTTTAAGTGATTTTAGAATCTGTGAACAGTCCGGGGCCCGGACACTTGTTGTGGTCGTACTATATCGGTTATAATACGACTACATTACTTAAGGAGGTTATAAATGGAACATACTCAAGTAATTTACAAGGTTGGATATTTTATGCCAGATTTGGGCGGCTACATTTGGAATCAATTTAGAGATGAAAAATTAGCCGAAGATAAAGCCAGGAGCCTTAAGGAGTCTGGTTATGATGTCCTGGTACAAAAAAAGTATCTAATTAATTTACATGAAAAAGCGAGAGGAGAGTGGAGCTAACATTCAGACCAGGTCAAAAGGTTAGAATTTTAGGGACTACTTATTTCTGTTTGATCACACGAATAGATCGTGAGTCAAATAAAGCCGTTCTTTGGGATTTAGAAATTGCCAAAATCCGTACTAAAAAAGAGCGTCTGAATAACTTAGAAATAATAGACTACTAAATAGGACGACCATTTTGAGCGACTATTTTATGAATAGGAATATTTTAGTTCTAAAAACACCCCCTTACATTACAGGAGAGAATTGTGAAATATAAAAACCAGGAGAGGTATGCTCAAAGAAATAAGGAAAAAGGTTTAGTTAGATCCACTGTGTGGATCCCAAAACAATTTGAGCAAGAGCTTAAAGATAAGGCCCTGGAGTTAAGACAAAAGCACGAGGAGTTGCAAAGAGGGGCCCAGGTCAATCACAACACACTTAATGGTCATAACATCCAGGAGGAAAACTATGGTTAATACTGGCGACTTAAATGCCTTGGCCCAGGATTTTTTTGAAGCACATAAGGACGACTTTATAAATGACGGCCCCCAGGCATTACCTCTTATTTATGCAAAAATGAGTAGATATTTATTAACTGGCAATAAGACAGATATAAGTCCAGAGGCCGAGCGATTATTAAAGGCCATAAATAATTATATTCATTATCAATTAGAAACAAGAATACAAGGTGTCGGGCAAAATCTTACTCCCCTAACTCCCCCCCATCGATTTTGACCCGGCACTCCTATGGTTAATAAATACAGAGAAACCAAACATCAGAGCGTTTGTGGATCCAGGGGAAAAAAGACCAGTCAAGGTCGAGGCAACATTGCGTTTAGTACAATGAATAAAAACCGCAAACGCTCGTTCAAAAAATATAGAGGCCAAGGTAAATGACAGATCAGTTAGAAATATCTTTTAAATCTTATTGTCACTTAATGTGGCTAGAGGCTAACAGGGAAAGACGGGCCTACCAGGAGGACTCTATTTCTTATGATGATTATGTGATCGCAAATTTAGATTTTTTATATGACAAATACCAAGCCAAGGGAGGGTTAGTAGACGATGATTAAAAATTTTATAATTTTATTTATGGCCATAATTGTTGTGGCTTTTGTTTATAATTTAGAAATATATTTAGTATGAATAAAGAAGTTAAAACTAAATCCTGGCCTAACGGCCGCATTTCGGAAAAGTCTTTAGAAAGATTGAAAGCCAAATATAAAATTAAAGAGGCAAAGAATAAATGAATGAACAATTATTTTGGTTTTGCTTACTGCTTTTAATTATGGCGACATATGTTGGCGTTAATACAATTATTTATTTTGCCGAGGTTGCTAGTGGATACTGACACCAGGATTAATATTGAAAATGCCTATAAGACTCGTTGGGTGTGGTATCACACTATCCTTTGCCTAAATTTATTTTTGACAAATTGTCTGCTGATTTCTTTAATAACTATTATTAGCTTGAAAATGTAGTTGGAGGAGCCTAGACCTTTTTGGGAGAATTATGGGGGAGTGTGTGTCCAGGCTCCAAATCTTTTATGATCATAACATTATTAATCTGCATTTACACGGATCCTAAAGAATTCTCTTGTTAGGTACCGCCTTATAATTGCAGTGATTGTCAAGACTATGGTCTGGGCCCCGCTAATATATAAAGGGTTAGTTGTAAACCAAGTCATCACAACCAAGACAGTAAACCCCAAGGGGAAATTTATACATAAGCCAATAAAAGTATCGCTTATGCTTTCTAAAAAACTTTTTTTATTCATTTTTGTTTATCTCCTCGGCCAGGATAAAATTAAGGCCGCATAGTATTATATGTTTCTTTTGTCGCTTACTGACTAATTTGCTTACGCCAATCTTTTCCTGGCCCTCCAAGACAACCCAAATAACATTCTTTTCCATTAGCTCAACAATGGCCTTATGAACTGTTTTTCTATTTAGGCCTACCATTGCGGCTAAATAAGTAAAACTGTCCCAGGTACTAAACGATTGACCTCGATATCTTTCAGCAATCGCCCAGGCAACCATTTTGTCCCGGCTTGTTAAATCTTTTCTGTTTGCTACTTTATTTCTATACCAAAACCACACGGACGCTTTTAATGGCCCGTATGATTTATAGTGGTTTGCTACTCGGATATTTATTTCAGCACTATCTTTGCCAGGCAGACTTGTTGTGATCCACCAGTAATTATCAAAATTACTTTTTCTTCGATAATAGCCTTTCATTATTTTCCCCTGGACTTTGAAAAGGTTTGAGCCAATACTTTTCCATATGATTTATTAAGCCATTACCCAGGGTGTAGATTCTCAATCTTTTATCCTGGTCATCGCACTCTTTATTTAAAAATTCGGAACCTATTCCCTGGGTTAGCACCTCATAAATAGTTGTGCGGCCACCGATACGCTTTGGTATATGGCGACAAATTTTCTCCAGGTTTATATTCTTATTTAAAAATAAATAATTACAAATCATATTGTGCAACATAGACTGAGTATAAAATCTATGTTCGGGTGAGTCTTCGTGACACAAACTGTAATCAATCGACTCAAGCATCTTTAAACCTACATTCATGGGCCCATCATCCCGTTTATCATAACGCCCCATTGACGGGCCTTATATAAATCTGTGTCTTCTACTAAATTGCACATTTAATTTCTCCTATTCTGTTTACTAAATGTTCTCTTAAACTGTATTCATTTATCATCTACTTATTAGTGCTAATTACCCTTATAAAAACTGGTACTAAAATTTAGAAGCTTAATTCCCCTGGTAAGGCTTCCGCCTAAGTCAAAGATATAATAATCTTTTTCCCTGGCACTCGACTTCCCCCTTGCCGCATTATCCACAATCAATTCACACTCCTACTGAATTGGCCCGGCCCCTCCAGGGCCGTGCCAATATATATGTTCCTATATATGTCTATGTGGGTACCCCTATGGTCGCAAACGAGGGCCTTTGCGGGTACGCATATGGTCACTAATTCCACTTTATATCCTCCTCTTTATTGACCATTTCCAGGACATTTTCACGTCTGATCATAGTTTTAACACCCATATCAGCGTCACTATTGGCCTTAACAACGGCCGCCCTAATCACTTTTAAGCGGTCATATTCAACGCCATATTTAAGACATATTTCCCGGCCGCTATCTTCGTCGCAAAGAAATAAAGCCAAACATACTCGTGAAGAGTCCACAATGGCCGAGGCACCTCTGATCGACTGCCTCGCCGCCATTGGGTCGTCAATGCTGACCAACCCGGCTTTTGACATATGATGAACGCTCAATGTGCAACAATTATATTTGCTACTGATCATTTGACATAATTGACTATATAACTGGCCCACCTCATTATCATTTGTCGGAGCCGCAACAAACGCCTGGATAGGATCCAAGACAACTAATTCCAGGTTAGGAATTGATTCCAGGCTATCTACTAGGTCATATGCTTGTTTGGTAATATGGAGGCCATTAGCACTATCCGACTTGATTAATGTTAATGGCCTCGCTAATTCTGGAACACTTATTATATAGACATCATATAAAGAACTAAACCTATCGCCGCCAGGATCCAACGCATTTATTCGTCTATGGGTTTCTGCCAAATCGTCCTCGGCCGTTATATATACTGCATTGCCTTTTTTATTTATTGGCTTACCCATAAAAAAGCCGTTGCCCTTTGCAACGCTATGACATAAGTCCAGGCATATAAAACTTTTTCCAACGCCACCTATTGAGGCAATGACTCCGTTTTTAGATGACTCAATTAGGCCCTCAACTAACCATTCTCTTTGCGGCGGGTTTTTGTCCAGGCTTCTTATTGTATTAGCCTTAATATTAAAGGCACTTATTGTTAATTGTCTTTTGACCTCTTCTAATCCTTGCTCATTGTGGACATCATTAAAGTCATAACCAAGTTCCAGAGGCACTTTAACTCTGCAATTATGAACGGCCGCCGCAACTTTGTCGGCCTGGCTTTGGCCAACGCCACTTTTGTCATTATCTAAGGCCAATATTATTTCCGCATTGCAATATTTTCTAATATTAGAAACCGCCTCTAAGGCAAAATTTGCACTAAAAACACAAACAGTCGGCAAGTTTGTGGCCATAAAAACACTCATTGCGGTGGCATAGCCCTCAACAATCACTAATTTTTTGATAGAGTCCCACTCATTAAAACTAAAGCCAACATTAAATATGGATCCTTTGACAAGGCCGCCACTCGTAAATCTTTTATTTCCGTCTTTGTCTATATATTGAAGGCTTGTTATTTGTGGCCCATTATTAGAGGAATATAAAGGCACTACTAATTTTTCATTTGCTAACCGGGCCCCATAATTTTTTATTTTTTTATTATCCAGGTACTTATGATCAGTAACCTCGCTCAGTCTTTCCCATTTCTCCTGGCATTGTAAGGCCACCTCTTTTTGATTAGCCTCCCTTTCCCTTTGTGCTTCTTCCAGGCGTCGCTCTAATTCTTGTTTTATTTTTATCTGTTCGCCTGGATCAAACTCATTAAATTGCTTTGATGCAAACTTATAAGACTCTCCCGTCCGCCAATTACCATAATTGCAAAAAAAGTTTCCATTACCATTGTCGTAAAAAAAGTACCAACCGCTTTTTTCTTGGCCTGTATCGGGCCTGGTTTGAGGTGTTGCCCTAACTTTTACCCTTTGTACGGATCCACTTGTATCTATTGTGACGACATCCAGGCCGTCTTTATTCATTTGCGTAATTAGATCAGCAATAGTTTTGTTTTCGTCTTTATAAACAAAATTCTCGTCTTGATCTAAGTCGCCCCATATTTTCGTTATATCTACCACTTTCAGTCCCCTGGCGACATTCCGTTTTTAGCAATCTCCGTTTCATAACTTAAATAATAAGCAATAAAGAATTTAAAAAATTGTTTTCTATCTTCCTGGGCCCACTCGTGCATAACAAAAGTACCGGCCTTATCTGAATATTCTTTATATTTTTCTTTTATTTGAGTCATTGCAACATCGATGGCCTCCGGATTCCCCGCCGCCGATATTTCTAATTTCTTTCCGGCCGCAAGGGCCTCTCTAATTTTGTCCAGGTGTTTCATTGAACATCCCGCATAATATTTATTATTAAATTCTAAATAAAATCCTCGCCCTGGGGCCAAACAATGACCGCAGAGCGAGGGAAATTTTGTGTAAGGAAATGCCACTCCTAAAAAGGAATGTCATCATCATCCACATCTAGGACACCGCTACCAGGCTTATCCTCGCTTTTATTTTCCTCAGTAAAAGCGTCCCAATTATTTCCTCTTGGGCCAGGATCAAGTTCCAGGTAGCCTCCGTCTCCTTGCACACATAAGCAAGAAACTTTCCTACCTACTAACGAGTCGGTGTTTTTTAAATCCGCTCCGGCAAAATGACATAAGGCTTTATAATTTGCCTTGCTCATATCTAAAAGCATTTCACGCTTATTAGTCTTGCCGTCCTTGGCAACCGCCGTCGGATCGTAGTCTGTTGTGAATGTAGTGCTAAAAAATAAATCTTTATCGATGTTGCTATTGATCATCTTAAAAATTAATTTTAAGGCCTTCCAATCATTTTTCCCGGTCACAATACCACTCTCGGCATTATCATCGGCCCCGGCCACTCTAACAAATTCAAAGTTATAACGGCCCTCCGGCAATTTACCGCCGCCATTACTAGCGGCCGGTTGTTCGCCATCGTCAAAGTTAAATGGTGTTTCCATTTTCTACTCCTTATAAATTATCCAAGATCGTAATTTTCATAGTCCTCTATAAAATCTACAAACTCTCGGATTTTGGTTAATAAATCTTGAGACTCGTCAATCAAGCCATGCGGAAAATCTGTTTGGAATTGTCCGCCGTACTTTTCAACAAAAGGCACAAGAAGCCTATAAGCCTCTTGCACTTTTGCTTTTATGATTTCTAAGTCTTGCTCTTTTGCAAACTCAATAGCCTGGTCTTGCCTGGCCATTTCTAAATCATCGTTAGTCTGCATTAGCTTCCGACTCTTTAGGTTTTGCATTAGAGGCAATTTCGGCACGAATTTTTTGCCAATCAAACGGCATCTCATAAGGTAATTGATACCTATTTTTTGCCAAGTGACTTGCCCTCTCCTCGGTATAAATAACTCTGTCGCCGCTTACCACTTTGACATTGCTACCGCCTTTGCCTTGAGTTTTGACTGTACCTTTTTTATAGGACATAAATAAAACGCAATCGCTATTCTCCTGGAGCAAGTCCGAGGCCTTTTGATTCAATTTTATTGTGTACCTGTCATATGCTTCCGTCTCCGGATCCTCGTGTCGCTTAATAATGCAATGAGCAATCTGACATATGACCATCCCTTTTTGCTCTCTTAATGTTGAAAGCAATTCGGCATATTCTCGCCATACATCTAAAGCGGCCGTGAAACCTCGACCATAACCAGGTGTGTCAATGTTGGCCCACTTATTTTTCTCACAAACATATTTCCAAATAAGAGGCTCAAGCCAATCGACAGAATCAATAATTAAGGATTTAAATTCGTGATCCTCTTTTATTAATGTCTCTAGGCGTCCTTTAAACTCTTCCCAAGATTTCGCCACCGGAAAGTGTTCTGCTTGAATAGTTCCCAGGCCATCCTCGGCAAGTAAAAATATACTTTTATCCATTGAGGCCCCAAAACTAGTCTTACCCACTCCGGCAGTTCCGTAGATCAATAATCTTGGAGGCTTGAGTTTTGATTTTTTTCTTATATCACTTAGACTCATTTTTACCCCCATTAATTTTTGATACTACTTGCATAGTCCCGGCACCTTCGACAATTTTTTTGCCTTTATTGTTAGCTACTAATTTCTCAAAAAGTAGTTCCTGGTTTTTATTTAACGATGCCATATGTTGAACTGTGCTTTGGGCACTTTCAAATTTTGGCATCAGCTTACTTGACTGATCAATACAAGAAAGTAAGTCGGCCATAATTTGCATTGTGGGCCCACTAAGGTCTCTCTCATACCATTCAGTTTTGGATCCGTCATCCTCTGTCCTGGTTAAGCAAGGCTCATCCCAGGAGGCCGAGAATTTCGGCTTATCGGTATTTCCACTCATATTTACTCCTTAGTAAAAGTGTTATTGAATTCGTCGCAATGTTCTTTATAAGCACAAAAACGACACCAATCCCCCGCCTTGTAAACGGGTTTATCCTCCAGGCAACGCTCGACAGCGTCTTTTAAGGTTGAATAACCCCAATCGACTAAAGCCTCGGCCGTTGTCTCGGCAGAATTTATTTTGGGTTTGTTGCCCGGCGTCCTTGGTTGGACAATAGTCATTATGATCTTAGTGTTTTCGTTGCCATAACGACTAAGGGCACCTAATCCGTAAATTTTTAATTGTGCATTATTGTCTACTTTGACAGGCCACTTTCCGGCCTTAAAATCCACAATCTCAATCGTATTAAATTCCTTTTTTGAAAGTATTAAGGTGTCGCTCGTGCCCCAAACTGCATCGCTAATCTCATTCATTTCGACTTGCTCTTCAATAAGGAGACGGCCCTCTAGCTCTCTCTCTCGCTCTCTACAATATTCAATATGGACTTTGGCGGTGTCGATTAAAGTCTGTGTGACTTTAACGTTTATATTATCGACCTCTACGTCACGGCCTAACCAATAATCCTCCAGGCTAACTCCCTGGACTAATTCTTTTAAACCCATCTCTGCAATTTCGTGACAGACAGTTCCTTCAACGGCCGCATATGACGACTCGCCTCTAAAAATTTGGTTTTGTTTTGCTGATGCCGGGCAGTTCGCCCAACGATTGAAAGCGGACGGGGAGCACATTGCGTGTTTACTTGGCATAACTACATAAATCCTATTGGCCTGGATCAGTTCCACGAGTTTGTCTCCTCACATATTCTGCTAAATCAGTAGTGCTATATCTTACATAGCGGCCCACTTTAATAAATTTTGGGCCCTTGTTTTCGGCTCTCCACATTTCTAAAGTCACCGGACTAATCTTTAAAAAAGCGGCGACCTCTTTAGTTGTTAATAATTTTATAGAGCTTTCCATCCTATAATTTTTTCCATCGCTAGTTATGTGAAACCTTATGAGGCCAAATTATGACCTATGTCGGAATCAAAAAGCAAGTAGACGACAGAAATTAATTAAAAAAAATTACGGATAATGTTTGCACTAACTGTTATTAAATTTCGTACTATCTTATAATTGATCAATGAAAATAATTAGCCAGGATGGAAAAATTGTCGAAAAAAAAAATTTCTGCAAGTGATGTTCAAGTTGGCGGGGGCCATTACAAAGTCCTTGGGATCCAACCAATTAAATTTATTTTGGCCAACAAACTTAGTTATTGCCTAGGTAATGTTGTGAAATATATTTGCCGAGATAAAGGCAACGAGGACGATAAAGTGCAAGACTTATTAAAAGCCAAGCACTATATCGATTTAGAATTAGAAACTAAATATAAAAGAGATAGCCAAGGAAACAAATTAATTGGTTAATTGATTTTCAATTATTTTTGTGTCCTTTATTTTCCTTTCAATATTAGGCCTTTGATACCTTTTCATAGAATTTAAACTCATATGGCCCGTTAATGCGGCCGTTCTAATAATATCTAAGCCACTATTCACACCGGCCGAGGCAAAATTGTGCCTTAAGTCGTGCATTCTAAAGTCTTTTATATTTGCTTCTCGCATCATAGTTTCCCAAACAGTTCTAGGATCCTTAATTTTTAAAATTGTTTCGTGATCCTGGCCGACTGGTAAATTATTTATTACTGCTTTTGCAAGGTCGTTTAAATAAATATATCTATCCTTGCCGGTTTTATGTTTGGTTTTGTGATCCGTTAAAACAATGCTTTCGCCTTTTATGTCGCCCCAAGTTGCCCTGGCTAGTTCGCCCTTTCGGGCCCCGGTCAAAAACATTAGCATAATAAAACTCCAGGCATAAATTGACCTGGACTTAGCTTCTTTTAATGCGGCCCTAAAAGCAATTAGTTCGCCCTGAGTAAATGACCTAGTTCTTTCCTTGTCCGGGTTTTTTTTAATAGGCAAACAAGGGTTGTGCTTACAAACCCCCAGGGCCATACATAAAGTAAACATAGCTTTTAAAATTGACAAACAATGGTTAGCCCCGCCCTCAGTTCGTTCGGTTAATTTATTAAACCAGGACAATATCATTGGCGAATCAATATCGCTCATAAGAATTTTGCCAAAATGAGGCTTTATATCTTTTTCATAATTTCTTTTTATGTCGTCGATTGTTTTAGCTGATTTCTTTTTCAGTTCGCCTAAATAGATTTCATAAAAAGCCTGGTCTAGTGTGTGGCTTGACCTACCGAAACGGCCGTGTTCCTCAATGTACAAGCGGCATCGTTCCCGCATAACCGCCAGGCTAACTTGCTCAGTTGATATTCCTATTTTTTTTAACCTAGGGTTTTTGCGGCCCTTTTCGTAAAGTTTTGCATAATAGGTTGTATAAGTTGGCAATGAAATATCGTCCTTGAAATGGCGTGTGATCATAACCAGGTTAGTATTTTTGTTATCTGTTTTTCTAGTTTGCATTTTTAACTCCTCTGTTTATATGCGAAAAAAAAGGCCCGGACATTGCCGGGCCTTAATTTTTGTTTATCCTTGTACTTTAAGTTCAATATGGCGGTTAGGAAGTTCATAATCCAATTTTGATTTATCAAAATCCGGGTTAGGGCCGCCAAACATATCCTCGGCAAGTTTTTCTGTGATCACAAAGTGACCGCCAGTTTCCAGGCATTCAATTATATAAGGGTTTTTTCTTGCCCTTGGTTTATAGCCAACCAAGTGATAAGTTTTTTTGCCATCTTTATAATTAAGGCCCGTTCTTAATATGGTCGCTGAATTTATTTGTTTTCTAAATTCATTTTCCCTATCAAGTTCTTTCATAGCCGGTGTTTTGGCATCGGCAGTTGAAAGTCTAAAGCCATTAAATTTGACCGAGGATCCGTCATAAACGGCGTTGCCTAGCTCAAAGTTAAGGTTATGTTTTTTTAAAATGGCCGGTAATTCTGCTTCTAATAGTTGCCTAATTAGCTCGGCCTCCCTTTTGTTTATATTTTTCATAATGTACTCCTCTAAATGAAAAATGGTTAATAAAGGCGTATTATAGCTCGACTTCCCTTGTTGAAGTCTACTCAACCTAATCGATAAGTTTTAAGGGTTTCTCCTGGGCGACTTGCTCTACATACTTTCTCGTATGATCAAAGTTAAGCCAGTTTAAATCCTTTCGGCCCTGGCACTTATTGCGTTCATATAAGCGGTTTAGAATATCACTAAGCATATCTATCTCGCTTTGCGTTAAGTGTAGCTTTTTAATTTGACTCATCACTCTCTCCTTGTTGAGTTTATGTTGAGGCTTTTGCCAATAACCAGGCATAACTTGGTAGGGTTAGCAATAGTTATGGGCCAAGCCATAACCAGGACACTTGCTCATAAATGGCGGGAAATCTAGTACGGAAACCGATTAAATCTTTTTCTTAGCAGGGAGCCGGTTTCAACCACTCACCCATCTCTCCGAAGCCTGGAAAACTGCGAAAAATTTTTGTGATCATAAAATCATTTATTGCCTTTGTTGAGGGCCTGTTTAACAGAATCGTAAAGCATTTCCTCAGAATCTACATTGGCAACGAATCGGTCACTAAATGTTTTGCTTATTCCATCAATAGCCGGATGGAATAATAGCTTTCCCAGGGGGACTATATATAAAGCAAAAATATCAACACTACCACGATAATTTCTATCCAGGGTGTTCCCGCTACGCCTCATATCCATTAGCCAACCGCTCCTGGCCTTATCTTTTTTGTTTTGTTTCGTCTTATATTTACGCCTCTGCATTCTGACAGACTTAACCTGGAATTTTAATAACTGATCTTCAAACTCGGCAATTATGTCGGCGTGTGATCCGTGTGGAATTATGGAGACTGTGTCGCTATAAAGTGACAAATATGCGGCCACTATATATTCTCCGCTACGGCCTAGCCGCTCGGTATCTCTTGGCACTATCTTCTATTGGGGTTATTCGGATCCGAAACGACACCAACGGCAAACGGGCCACCGACTACACCGGCTCCTTTATTTGAAAGCTGTAAGATCCTAGCGACCTCTTTAGCCATTGCATCATTTTCTTTTGCTAATTGATTAATAATCACCCTTTGTTGTGACGGGTTTGTTTCAAATAATTTATCAGCAATCCTAGCGGCCCTTTGTGAGTCAACGCCGCCAAGTCTATTTATAGCCTTGCCGCCAAAATACATTAGGTTTCCTGTTAAGCCTCTGTTCCCGGCTTGTATGAGAGCCTCACCACCACCCTCGGCTAATTCTCTTTGTGCCTGGAGTCTTGTAGCAGTCGGAGAGCCTTGCAACACATCTTTTAAGGTTTTAGATGCCGCTACCTCTTTTTTGATATATGCCTCAAATTGCTTATAGGTTTTTGGATCCATAATCGTCTTAAATAATTGTTTATTTTTTTCATTGCCGAAAATTTGTGTCACAAAATTTCTATTAGACGATGACTTTTCAGCTAATTCTATGAAATGAGAAACCACACCATTTTTAAAAGCCTCTTTTTCGCCAGGATTCATTTTTTCAAACTTATTCTGTATTGTCCTAATATCCATTTTGTTAACTTTAGTGCCATCTTTAAAAACATTTAAGAGTCTGGCCTTATCTGAAAAAGCATCATTTGCTTTTGCATATAAAGAGTTATTGTCCCTAATAACTTTGTCAAAAGCGTTTTTAGTTTTTATAACTTTTTGTGCATATTTAGTGACCTCAGTCTGACCTATTGCATTAACTTTTGTCCCGGCATCAATAATATCGTCCATACCCATCTTAAGAGCGTGGAAAAATTCAGTCGATAAATCTTGGTTTAGAAAATCTTTGTATGATCCAAAATAAGTTTTACCTTTGTCGGCCAATATTGCGGCCAGGTCTGGTACATCTTTACCCTCTGCCTGGAGAATTTTTTGTGCTCTTTTAGCGGCATCATTCAATAAATTTGAATATGCCCTGTTGCCAAAAAAGTCCTCAAATTTAGCAACACTTATAGTTTTATTATATGCCTCTGGATAATTAGCTCGTGCCTGGATAGATTGTTGTGATGCCAGGTCGTCAATATAATTTATACCTATTTTGTCTGGATCCGTTTTTAATGCTTTTTGTGTATTGTTCACAATTCGCATTGCCTGGTCTGATTGTCTTCCTACCAGGGTGTCCGCTACTTTAGTGTTTGACGGGTTTGTAATACTTTGTGAAGCATAGCCAAGTCTTGTGGCCGCTTCTCCTGTGTCTGCTAAAGTTTTATTAAGGCCATCGGCGGCGTCGTCTAGGCCTTTGACACCTGGATTGATATTTAGCTCATCTGCTAATTTAGACATCTGTGCGTCTATTTCATAAACCTCATCTGGAAACATTTTCTTTTCAGCATTTGCCTTATTAATAAGAGCATCTCTTTGAGCCTTAAGGTTATTGTATTGGACTCGCAAATTTGTGCCGTCCATGTCCGTAGCCTGGAGAATTTTTCTATTTGCAAATCTTTCGGCGGCGTCGTCTGCTGACTTGCCACCCAGGATACCGGCCTGGTTAGCCATATCTCTGACTTTATTAATACCTCTAATACCTCCACCGATTGCCGGTTGCATAACACCACCGACTGTACCACCTACTGCGGCACCTTTTAGACCGCTCATAGCACGATCATAAGCAATTTGACCTATACTGGCCCCGTCCTCACTCTCGCCTGTACCGACGCCGTATACACCTCCGTACCCGGCTCCTATTTTTGCCCCTTGTCCAAATTGCCTAGCAATACTTGGGGCCCTTGCCGCTATTCTAGCTGTTGTTGCAGCACCTCCGGCCGCAGTACCGGTACCGCCACTAAATATACCGGCGATGACACTTGGTATAACTGCTCCGCCTATTTCTGCTGAAATACTTTTGCCAGGATTAAGTGCCTGGTAGTCTGCAATTTCTTGACGGACATCTTTTACTTTATCGCCATAATCGCCAAGCAAACCGAAACCGGATCTAACCCCGGCCTCTAGCTCGTCTCCAAAACCAAATAAAAGGCCCTGGCCTAAAGCGGCCCTGGATAAACCTTTTATATTGCCTATTTCTTCCGGTCTTCTGGTGTTGTCCTGTTGGCCGGTGACCATTTGCTGACTTACGATATTTTGCAAAACTCTTTTTTGGTCTGCTTTTGATAAGTTTTTAAACTC